GCGTTCCCCTAATTCATGTTGTTTTTCTGCACTAGGATGTTCACCATCTATGCCTTTTATATCTCTATCAAATTTTCCTACATAATTAGGCACTAGTTCTACAGAACTATGTATTCTCGGATCAATTGTACTAAACAAAAAAGGAATTTTATGTAAATTACATAGGGCATTTATAAATGCATAATTTTTATGAAAATTATACATTGCTATACCGTCATTCATAACATTAACAAATACATCATCGTGCCCTGGAATTATATTTGTTACTTTATGTTCTTCATTAGTAACCCATTCCATTCTATTTCTATACGTAAATAAAAAACAATATAAATCAGGTTTTAAATTTTCTATAGTTTTAAAAACCATTCTAGAACAATAATCATTACTATGACCTTCTAATGCTAAATTATAATTTCGTACTTTTAATGTTGTTGTTTCTTGTACTTTTTTACAAAATACATCAGTCCATCTATCTTCAACATGAGTTCCTGCACCATATGTAAAACTACATCCTAATGAAACTATAACTAAATCATTATCTGTTTTTTCTTCGATATCTTCACAACGAAAACCATAATTATTATGATCTGCTCGCCATTCTACTTCTTCGCCTTCGTGCTTATATTTTTTAATTATTGCAAGGTTAGGCGGTCGTCTAGTTTCGACATTATTTTCATGACCAATATCTTCTGGTTTTTGTAATCTAGGATCCCAAGGATCAAAGTCTGTGTGTGTGGCTATTGCGGTTCGTTTAATTGATGCTTTGATTAAATCTTCTATATTGTCGTCTATATCTTTGGTAGAATTCCAAATTTGTTTGACTTTGTCTGTCCAATTAGGCATGTTATGGTTTGTGGTATATTTCGTTTTCGGTTACTATTCTGAATTTAATTCCTCGGCGCTTGCACCATTCTTGGGCGGCTGTCCACTTTGCTTTATTTAATATAACTGCGGCCTTGTCTCTTCTACTTTTAGATTCAGTAAGACCTGCTTGTTTACTAGGTTTAACTTCTACAAGTTCTATATGTTTTTTACCAGTTTTGTCAGCATAAGATAATAAAAAATCAGGTATGTATCTTGTTAATTTGCCTGTAAACGGATTGCGATAAGGTATTGCATGACTTTCTGAAGCCCAACATTCTACATTAGGGTGGCCATCACACAATTTCATAAATGCTAATTCCCATCCTGATCTATAAATAGGAACATGCTTACCTCTGTATTTATTAGGATTTTTTGGTTGAAAATATCCTTGTTTAAATTTTACCTTACGGGCCATTAATCTACCTGTTCTTTTAACATTTCTTCGGTAGCTATATTTGAAGTAATTCCTAATTTATTATTTGCTGGTCTAGTAAAATTTAATCGTTTTAATATATCATTAGTTAAAGTCAATTTTCCACTTACAACCGAAGGTAATATTTTATCATATCCTTCATTGTACCATTTAGATAATGCTAATATTTCATATGCAAAAACTTCTGCCGCCAATTTACTTACATTTTTTGATAAAAGTTCACCATAAATTAAATCATATTCTTGTGGATTAAATTGAAAATAAGGTGTTATTGTATTACCTAATAATCGTTGATCAAAATAATCTTTTACTTTACCTAATCTACGACGTAATTCTATAGCATCTTGAATACCAAGTGAACTATTTTTATTATAGGTAGTTGTTGTAGCAGATGATGCTGATTCTTTTTCTACTACTACCGCTGTACTACTTACCGAAGATGATCCATATGCCATTATTAAGCTCCTGCCTCTGGACCTTCTAAGGCATGAACATCAGGTTCGTACTTACTTCCATCCTCATTGGCTGGATCGCCTTTGTCTCCACTATCTTGAGATCCCCAAGAATCATACCATTTACCTGCGGCGTCTGCTCCTCGTGAAATCCAATCTGGTCCACCAGATGGAGCCGGATCTTGATCTAAATGTTGTACACCTTCATATGCAAATTGTACTTGCCATGAAATTGGTTGTGCAGTACTATAATCTAAATTATCATGTTGAATACTTGTTATTGTTGGATTAAAAAGTATTATAGGAGATTTTACAGGTCCATTTCTACCTCCAGACATTCTAGTAATAAGAATTTTACTAAAAAAATATTTTTCAAAATCAATAGCAGGTTCGTCTCCATTTAAGTCACCTTTTGAAGCAGTATTAGTTGAACCATACGGAACCGTAGATGTAAATCTATTTTCTCTTGCTCGACTTTTTTTAGAAAAAGGTGGTTGAAAACCAAATCTATCTATACCAGGATTTGCATCTACTATATCTGGAACAAATCCTCCACTACCAAATTGATATCCTTTTTCTCTACCATCTTTATAATACCATCTAAAATATTCATCCATTACTGTTTGAAATTTATTATCTCTAGTATCCCAAAATCTAATAGTAATAGGATTCCAATTTACTTTTGTTTGGATTATTCGTTTTCTATTATATTGATTTAATGTTTGAGTATCAAACTGAAAAGAAGGCAAATCACATGATTGAACTATATCTGATAAGCCTTTAAGCATGTCTCGCCAAGGTTTATTTCCGGTATTTCTTGTTGTATAAAATTCCACAATAAATGCATGTTTTGATCTAGGAATTTTACTGAGTTGTCGACCATACTCAGTAACTGTGCCAAAGGAATGATCGGCATAATTACGAAGTATTTTGCCAAAGTATGCCATTATACCGACCTTTTATGATTATACAGTTGCACCTGTATATGCTGATGCGGCATCACTAATTTCTTGCAACGCCAATCTTGTTGTACCAGCTCCATCCATATGAATAGCATTATCGTATCTTATGGTCATATTAATAGTCATTGCATCACTTGTTGCATACGCTGATTCATTATATGCAGTTGATGTAATCCAACAACCAGCCAATTTCCATTTATCTAATACTTTTGGACCTGGGTCTTCATCATTGTTACCATCTAATGTATCAATTACAGTAGAAAATTTATATTGAGCACCGGCAATAGGCGCAGATTGATTATGGTGATCAATTTGATTTTGCATTTGTTTATCGACTGCTGTTATTACATTATTGCTTATATCATCTCTAACTACAATGGTAATTGGTTCCCATGTATGTTTTCCTGCCAAAAATATTCTAGAATTATAAACATCTAAAGTTATTTCTTCATGAGTCAATGTAGGCCTAGTTACACTAACTACCTGATGGGTTACCGTATCTGCTGTATTTGCTCCACCAAGTTGCGTAAATGTCACCCTAAATCTATATTGTAGTTTAGGCATCAATAACGAAGTAGTCGGGTTCCCGCCTATTGGTACTCCAAATTTTGTTAATTCCGCCATTTTACTTATCTCCTATGCCGTGTTCTTATTATATGTATTTATAAGATTTGTCAGAAATTTTGACCATGGAAAAAGGCAGTAACAAAAATGCCACTGCCTTTGGTTAAAAACTTATAATGTACCAGTATTTACAATTCTTACAGGAATGTAAATAAATTCTGCGGCTTTTGTTGGTTCTACTGCAACATCAATCCACATTTCATTTTTATCAATTCTGGCCGCTGTATTATTAGTTCCGTCGCAAACAACAGCAAAATCATATAAACCACGTTTTGCCATTATGTCACCTAAGAATCTTTCTACAGAATCTTGTGCCGCCGCTCTAGTTGCTCCATCATTTGGTTCAAACGCAAACGGTCTAGCAAGCGGATCTAATCCATCTCTTATATATGCTACTAGTCTTGCAACATTAATTCTATCTAATGCACTTGATGCCGCATACAATGTTTTTTGTCCATATACAAATAATCCTTGTCCTGGGAAATTTGTAATAGGATTAACTTTTGACAGATACAAAGTATCACGTTGTCCTTGGTTAAGTGCTGTGGCAACAAATTCGCCTTCACTATCTATATAACCAACATTAGTTGCATTAGTTATTCCGCCTCTTGTTAATCCTGCTGGTGCAAACCAAGGATAAGCAACAGAGTCATTATAAGCAATAGTTCTTAATGCCATATGTGATGCTGGAACTACAACCGATGTACCATCGGTGTTTGTTGCTAAACCACTCGGATAATAAACAGCCGCTTGTGATGTAGATGTTATTAATCCATCCTCACCATTTTCTGTAGCATTTGTGCCTGATTGCCATGCTGTAACACCATTAGGAGCAAGTCGAAATGGAGTATCTAAAATACAAAATGCAGTTTCTTTTCTATCTACATTCAATGCTATTAATTCGTCTGCACATTCTGGATAACCTGGAGCAGAAAGTAATGTTAATACTGTACTGTCGCCACGTAAATCATCATTTGTAACAATTGCCGCTTGCATTGCTTTAACAATGGTTGCTCTTTGTGATTTTCTTCCAAAATATCCTGCGCCACTGGCCTTATTACCTGCCGCTGTACGCCATTTATGAGCTGTTGTTTCTGCTGATACATATTTCCTTACTTGATAAGTTGAATGTGTCATATTAACACAGAAAATACCTTCTGGATATAATGCACCATTCGGAGCATTTGCCAATCTTGTAGCACCACTATTATAAGTAGTATCTGCCGCCGTTGCAGTTAGATCTGCAAATACAACTCCATTTGCTGTTGATTGATCTGTATTATCTCTTGCTATCCAAGTTGAAGTTACCGTATTGTAAACTTTAACTAATGGATAATTTTCCAAATCGTTTGTATCAACCCATACATCATTATTGGATGGTGATGTTGGTGCAACCGTTCCATAAGCTGATATTGTTTGTGGAATCCATATTCCTGACGTATTAATATACATATCTAATACTGTTGAGGTATTATACCAATATGTTCCGTCTGTTACTGCACCATAAATTTCTGATGCACTTACTTCTAATTCATTTGCCGCGGCATATGTACTTGTTGCATCAGCAACCGCAGTTGAAGTAGCCGAAGCTCCATCAAATAAATTCAATCCAATTGAAGCAACATCATTTGCTATATCTTCTGTTGCATAAACAGAACCTGCAGGTGGATTAACTCCGCCTGTTGTTGTTACTGTTGGATTTGTAGTATAACCAGAACCTACTGCTGTAACTACAACATCTGTTACTGCTCCGCCTGATATTACTGCTTCTGCTGTACCATTTCCAGATACAGTAAGAGTTGGTGCCACAGTATAACCTGAACCACCATCTAAAATTACAAATGATGTAGATGAAGTAGATGCCGCACCTGCAAAAAGTCCTCCACTATCTAATGATGTAACAATAATATCAGCAGGACGACCTGAATCAAAGTTACCTGGTTGTGCCGCAGTAGCATCGTCTACATAAAAATTAACTGCTTTAGTATCAAATGAAGTGGTTGAAGAATTGTAACTCTTAACAACAAGACTTGTGCCTAACCCATCTGAAGATGTTTTAAACCATACATCTTTGTCTACAGGACTTGCTGGTTGAGCTGACGAAGGTCCTACTGTTACTGTTGTTGCAGTCAAATTACCTGCATTTGCTGTACTCACTGCTTGCCATGCTGACGCATCCCATTCGTAAACTTGAGAATCCGCAACATCTGTTCCTAATGCTTTACCTGTTGCACTTTCAACTGAAATTCTAAAATCGCCTGTTGCCGCTCCGCCTGCACTTGCAGTTGGTGCATTAACTGTCATTTGTGCCGCAGTAAATGGAGTTACTGTCTGTTTAACCCATGCTCCTTGGGCTGTTGAAAATTGAAATAAACCATATACTGAATTGGCAGTATCCCACCACAAGGCTCCAGTTGTCGGAGGTCCTGTAGGTTCAGCAGTTGCTGGTAATAATTCTGTTGTGTTTACATCTGCTCTTACAATATATGCTCTATTTGCCGCACCTAAATAACTATAAGCCGCAAGTAAACCATATTCGTT